AACTTTTCCGCTAATTTGAACCTGGTGCCCAGGGCGGGACTCGAACCCGCACGTCCTTGCGAACAACGGATTTTAAGTCCGAAAGGATTTGGCATCAACGCGCCACAAATTCAGGTAGAAATTTGCACCAAAACAATGTATTCTACAGGTTCAGTGGCGATATTCCCAACTATATTCCCAACTAGGTTTACCCGCTTGGAGGTAGACGCTTGACACACCTTTCACTCTTTAGCGGAATAGGCGGAATCGATCTTGCAGCTCATTGGGCGGGATTCTCTACCATTGCTCTAGTCGAGCGCGACGAATACTGCCAGAAGGTTCTTGCAAAGAACTTTCCAGGCGTACCCATTTACGACGATGTTACAACTTTCAATGGAGAGCCTTTTTTGGGACGAGTCACCCTGCTTTCAGGCGGGTCACCTTGTCAAGACATTTCAACAGCAAACAGGACAGGAAAAGGTGTTGATGGAGAGCGGTCAGGGCTTTACCGAGAAATCATCCGAATTGCTACCGAATGCAGACCAAATTGGGTACTTATTGAGAACGTACATCAGCTCATACATCGAGGACTTGATCGGGTTCTGTCCGACCTGGAAGGAATTGGCTACCGCGCAACAACGATTGTATTATCAAGCGCAAGCACCGGAGCTACCCATAAACGGAAGCGTATCTGGGTGGTTGCACACTCCGACCAGGACGAGCAATTTGCTTTGCCAATCAATGATGAAGCACCAATGCTGTCGGAATTTCAGAGACACCTTTGGAGAAACCTTGGAGCCGTGGATGTACGAACGCATGATGGGATTCCCCGAGGGCTGGACAAGTATCGACGACGACGATTAGAGGCTCTGGGAAATGCGGTTTCGCCTACCCAAGCGTTCCCCATCCTCCAAGCCATAGCAGATTTAACCAACCCACCCCCACAGGTGGACATTTGACATGGGCTTTTGCCCCACGACCGACGAGAGAATACACTTATGAAGAAATATTTAATAACTGAGGTGAGCAAGTGAAGCCGATGAATTATCAGGAGGCGTTGGCGAGCGGGGCGTTAAAGTTCTGGGGCAAGTCGGCGGGCATGGAATGGGCTGATGCAAGCATTTGGAGGCTCAACGAGATTGAAGAGAACAAACACAAGGTAATAGACTGGGGCATAGAATTCCTCTTGATCCCGACGGCAGAGCAGTTGCTTGGGGCGGTGGAGAAGACTGTATGGGAGTATCGCTTAGAAGATACAAATCTTAGTAAAGCTCTTTTTGCAGATGAATTCAACAACGGCGACCAAGTAATCATCATGCGAACTCCCGCCCCAAATGACTGAGGCGATTAACCCCGCGATTCGCCTCAAATGCTGAGGCGATTATGGCTAGAATGTACGGAAGAGAGAATATGAACGATGGAAAATAAAAAATGGACACCGATTGATGGAGAACTTGTTTTACTTGCAAGCCCTCCATCATTTCCAGGCACTGCACACGTCGCAATTCGAGAATATAATCCCAATAATGGGGATGACAAAACATGGCTCAGCCAAGGAGAGATATTCCCAGACACTGCCGACGGCATGAAAGCCGCACGGAAGTTTGCCGGGTTAGATTCAAGGCATTATGTCGAAGATCTGATTGAGGAACTGGAGAAAGAAATATCAGACAAGCGAATCATTGAGATCAAAGGACACAAAGTAAAGGGCAACAGCCTCATAATCCCGACCGTCGGCATAGACATTGTGGACATCACAATCAAGGTAATAAAAGAGGCAGACTAACCAACCTTCTCAACCCGCCAGCCTTCTGCAATGAGAAGAGAGTGCACTCGACCGGCGAAACCCCGGTGCTGGTAGGTTGACCATATTGCCGACATCGGGAAAATGGTTTAGCGTTAAACCTTCTCAACCCGCCGCAATTCCTCGTTTGTTTTCATGCGTTCAGCCGATCCCGGAAGATGGAGAGTATCGCCGTTTCAGCGTCCCAGTTCTTAGCCCGGTACGCCTTTCGACCTTCTTTCAGCAGCGTAGAATCTTTGGAGTGGATCTCGCCGCGAACGACGCCCATGCCCCATCCCTGGAAGTTCGAGCGCTGAATGTACCGAGCCTTCGAGATATTGATCCCCGTGCCTACGTTGGCATACCACAGATCCGCCGGCTGATTCCCAGCCAAAGAGTCACGGGTAACGTGTACAGGTCTATGCGAGTGAGCAGAGACGGTCAAGCCGTGTGGAACGCAGTGCATTCGAGCCTCATCACGGGCAGAGTAGACGTTTGCTTTCGTGCCATGTGTAAAAGAAATTGGGCCGAGGTTCCACCGAACGCTCGACCCATACTTTCTAACGACGTGCCAATCCCGCACCTCATCTCTAAGACCCCCGCCCGGTGGACTCCAGTCTTGCCAGTCCACGATATCACGCTGAGACTTCTTCAACCGCCCCGGTTCGCTGATGTTGGCTTCGTGGTTCCCGTAAAGCCAGACGCGCTTCTTGATAAACGAGAAAGCGTTCAGAATACGCGCATGGTCACGCGCCGCCCGGTACTCATCTATGATCGTCCAAGGATTCTCATTGTCCCAGCGGCTCCAGCCTTCACCGTCGTACCAATCCCCCAGGTTCACTAGCACGTCAGGCTGAAAGGATTCAATCTGATCGTGCAGGAACCTTAACGCCGCCGGATCAGCGACCGGGTGATGCAAGCAACCAAAGGCGAGGAAGCGCATGGCATTATTTTAGGTGCCGAATCCCAGTACCAGAACCAGTCGTAAGAGCAGGAATCGCCGTGGTGACAGGCTCCACCGAAGTGAACCCAGCCTGACGAAGTGAAACAACCCGATCAAGGAAGGTTTCCAGTTCAGTGGTCGCAAGCATCGTGCTGTCCGTTGGTACGTTTAGGAATTGGTGGAGCATAACCATCGGGCTTGCGCCATTCATGCAAGCCTGAGTGTACTGGTCTACCATAGTAGCGATGTTGTATCCCGTACCTGTTGTGAACGCGCCTGTTGGACCCATAGTATTGAAGTCAATCCGCGGGATAAAGAACGGAGAAATAAGCTGCCCGCCGATAGCTCGGTTAGTTGTTCCAAACGATGCCACGCACCCAGCCTGAGTGATAGCCGCTCGGTAGTTGGTGCAGTTCATTTGTTGCATCCCGCCAAATGGAGATACAAAGTATTTTGGAGCGTTGTTTCTGATCCAGCCGTTTGATTTGATGAACTGTTCGCAAGCATCAATTTCCGCGAAGCATTGAGCCTGTGTAAATCCTGCCATCGTAGCCACCGGGAGGTGCGAGCGAGTGTGGTTCACAATGTCCCAACCAGCGTCGTAAAGCTCGCTGATCTGGGCAACCGTCATAAACCCAGGAGTGCCAACAGAAGAACTGATGATCGGAAGCGTTCCAACAAGACCACGCGCCCGCATCAGCGGAAAAGCGTCAGTGTAAACCGTGTCACGAGCATCATCAAAGATCAAGCAAGTCTTAGAGTCTGCTTGATAGTTGTCCACAATCTCCTTGACGAAGAACCTAGAGAACAAGCCTGCTCCTGAACTAGCCACTGTGATTCTTAATTGTGCCCCAGATCGCACTGCATCATAGAGAGAGCTTGTAAATGAAGCCCCAACTGCCGGAACTCCATCTACCGCAGTACCAGAAGGAATCCCAACTGTGCCAGTCCCCGAAAGCTGTGGACGTATTGCAGTTGCACCCGCATTGCGAGCAACGTTTGCCGCGTATGCCCGCGAAAGTGGAATAACGTTCCAACCGCGAGTCAGCACTACTTGGTACAAATGCGAAGTGTCATTATAAGTGATCGAGTCGTTTGAAATTGCAATAGTGCATAGAAGCTGGTTGAACGCGGTATTAGATGAAGCAATCGTTGTGAACCCGGAGTCAGTGTAAAAATCATCCAAGTAGATTGCAAGTGCAAATCGCCCAGTGTAAAGCCTTGTTTCAAACGTTGCTGTCACTCCGTTTGCAGTATCGGCAACAGCGTTTCTTACTGAAACCAAGGATTCGCCGCTACCGTCCGGAACAGTTTGCAGTGATGGTGTGGCAGTGTTACCACTCGTAGCCGCCGCGCCCGTAGCAATCGAAAACATACGAGTAGTGCCGCCAGAATAGTTGACCTGAGTCGGTGCTGATTTGATTAGTGAACTTGGCATCTTAGTTTCTCACCAGCCCCGCATCAACGGTGCCTGTAAATGTTGTAAAAGTAGCAAAAAGTCCGTTTTTTAGCAGAATTCCATTTGCCGGTAAAGGCACAACGGTTGTGCCTAGTTCTGCTCGGATTGTTTGAAGAGGTGTTGAGCCAGATGCCGCCGTATTATCGTAAAGAATTACGGTTCCCGCCGCCGTTGCGTTTATCCGCAGATAGGTTAAACGGCACGGCGCAGTTGCCAAAGCCGCGTTTGTAGCCGTTGCAGTGACCACATAAGGCCCGGAAGTTAGTATCTGAGGAACGCTCATGCCATTCTAAACACCTAAGCGAAGACGCGCCCATCTTGGCTCGACTTGCTCGTCACCGATCCGCTCACCATGTAGTACAAAGTGAACCGAAGCCCGCCAGGAACCCCACCAGGCACGTTGTACTGGCAATCCACCCCGATCTGCGCGTCATCCACACCAGAAGCAACCGCCGTGAACGTATCAATCACGTTCCCCATCGCATCGTAAATCTTGCCAAGGATCGCCCCGCCGTCTACCCGGTAGGTATATTCCAGGTTGTCAGGAGCGCAAACCGCCGCCACTTGTGAACCGTTTCCAATCGTTGTCATAGTAAATGAAACACCCTCGTTATTCGTCCTGTGCCGCTCGCAAGACCCCGCATCGGACACGTACAAATTAAGCTCATTCGCCCCACCATTCACCCACTCTAGGAAAACCGTTTCAGCTGCAATCCCCGTATCAGTAAAAGCGATACTCGAAAGGTTCGCGTGATCCGCAATCCCGAGCCACGCCGTCCCGCCCTGAACATAAGCGACCGCGTGGCGCAAGTTCAGCCCGACCGCGTAGGCGACCCCATCGCTCTCCAGAATATCAAGAATCCCAAACCATCCCCGCCAGGGCGTAGCATCCGCGTACTTGGTCGCCCCGATGTTAATGTCCCAGGTAGCCGTCTCGGTATTGTCCACAGCTACCTGGTGAGTCGTGATCGCCCAGCCAAGCGGAGCCGTCGTTGGTGATGTAATCAAACCAGGCCCGGTAGCCGTCTCCTGATCCATGCGGTTCGATGGGTGGATCAAGTGCCGTGCTTCCTGGCTCCAATCAATCGCCTGGTGCTTGTAAGCGCCCGTCTGCGCCCAGCTGGCCGAAGCAACCACAAAAGACTTGTTCGGAAAGCACATCAGCGGTGGCGACTCAGCCATCGTATTCACCAGGCTCCACTGATAGCTCGACACCGTGGAATGATCACCCTCAGCAGGGTTGATCCAAGCGCACGAAAACTTATCCACCACCCCCACGGATTGCCCTTCGTAGGTATCAAAGAGAGTCGTAAGCTCGGTAGTCAAGCCGTCATTGTGCGCCCTCGCCTCAAAGATCAGCCTGATAGAACAAAGCGCATCAATGATCGTCGTCTTAGCGTTTCCAAGCACCACCGGAGGATTTATCAGCCCAAGGCTAATGTCGTAGAAAGTCCAGTTCCCAAGCCTAAGAGCAGATCCGTTCGGCCAAAGCAAAGTCTGAATATGCCCCGACTCCCAGTACATCTTAGGCGTCGTGGCATTTCGCTTAAAGATCGGGTTCGGAACCGTGGCAGTAAGCGCGGCATTCGTCTTTACAATGTCGTATCTCAGCCTATAATACGACCGAGCAGGTAAGAGCGAAAACGCCGGGCAGTGCAAAGGGTCACCCATAACCGTGGTAGAAATTCCGCTCCCCGTTGCATCCACACCCAGATCAGGAGTGACGCCAGGGTCAGGAGAGTTCTCAATACCCCAAGACCCGGCATACTTCACGTTCGCGCCCTTCGGAATGACGTGCGTACCACTAGCCGTGCAAAGCTCCACTTCCGAGCCGTCTATGCCGATCAGTTTCACGGAGAATGAAGCAACGTTCGTAAACCCAGTTGCTGGTATCTCGATCCGGTCGCAGATCAAAGGGTACATATAAGGGTAAGCCGTAAAGCTCAGCGCATCAAGTGTTGCCTTCGTCGTTGTCGTGCCAACCGTGACCGTAGTCGCCCCAACCGTTCCCGTCCCGTCCCAAGTTTCCGTGTCCTCGTCGTATTCCCCGAAGTTCCAGACCGCAGTTTCTCCCGTCTGACATGACGCGGGAATAGTCGGAGAATAGAGCCGTTGCCTGGAAGTGCCGAGCCAGCGATGCGTTGTGGCAGTGTCCATGAAGACCGTATGCCCCGAATCATCGAAGCAAGAGCCGAGAATGTCCGTGCGCGTATCCGTCTTTTCAGCCGTCGGCAGCGAGGAATTCCCCAGCCATTGTTGGCGCCCAGGCCCCCAATAGTCCGCGAAAACCAAACTTGAAAAGTCATCCTTAAAATGGAAGTAGTGCCAAAGCGGATTGCCCCACGATCCAACATAGCGCAAGATCATACTCGCGTGGCTTTGGTAGTTAGCCATAGTATCCACAAAGTTAATGGAAGTCCAGCCAATCGCCTCCTCCTTATTTGACCCCGTTGGAGCAGTCGGGAATACCTCAATAGGGCTGATAATACGAATAGGAGCCGACGGGCAGACCGCAACCACCAATGGATTCGATGGCGCATAAGTCGAGCAGACGGTATTGCCATAGAAAGAAATACTCTTAAGCTCAGTCTTAGACTTGTTGATCGTCACCGGAGCCACCGTATCCAGTGCCAAAAAGTCCTCCATTGGATGCGTTCCAAGCCCAACCCCGCCTAGGAAGGCCGCCGAACCAGGGTAAATCTGCGGAGTGGAACTGGCAGACGTGGTGACCGAATCAATCGTGCAAGTCCTAGACGCCGAGCCTCTCACCACGGGGAAATCGTTCCGGTAGATCAAAGACTTGTAATCGCTATTTCCTAGCTTGAAAATATCTTTTTCAAGGTTCGGAAGAAGCATAATGGAACCATCAGCCGGCTCATTCGTGAGCGTCGTTCGGTAGTAATCGCGGTACGGATCAGTCGCCGAGGAATCGCACAAATCCAGGCATGGCTCCACCATCAGCAGATCAGCCGTAGCAATCACGTTGCCAAACCCGTCCTCGCATTCCACCCGCGTGTACCCCACGCCCATTGTGCGGCCGATGTACTCTAAGACCTGGCTCCCCTTTGCCGTCACATTCACCGTGCCAGAGTAGGTATCAGCCGCCGACACAATCCCGGTAGCCGTCAAACCAAAAGGACACCCAGTACCCGCCACAGTCCGAACGTCCACATAAACAGGCAAAGCGTTCCACGTAGTGCCGCCATCATCCTCAAACCTCCATCCCCCCTCAATCACAGCCGGAACGTTATAATTCCAGTTCCCACTTGCCACGTCCGATGGATCGCAAGGATCATAAGCCCAACTCGTATCCACCCCACCCGTCGCCGATCCTTGAATCTGAAACGGTACGCCAATATAGTTGAGGTAGCAAGGACCAACACCGTTGCTCGTCTCGTCCCCACTTCCAAGCGTGGTAGAAAGCGAGCCATTAACGTAGATTTCGATAGAATCCCACATCACCCGGTAGAGCGCGCCCGTCAGTTTGGAATAGATTTTGAGGTTGATAAACCGTGCAACGATGGACGTTGCTTGGTAGCCCGAACCACTAACCGTGTAACCACCAGAAGGCTCGTTTGGACCGCGGTAAGTCACCTCCCAAGTGCCAGAAGTTCCGTTCCAATCGGACTCCACATAAAGCTCAATCCCCGTCGGAGAGTTGACAGTATCCGGCGCCCACCGTGTGTACCCAGACCCCGCGTACCCATAGGATAAAGTCCCACCTGCACCCGTAGCCGTAGCCGACCCAGCCAGGCGATATTCCAGCTTATCCCACGCGACGATCAGCCCGTTATTAGGCATCCTTACACCCGCACGGCTTGCGTTCAGGCTCTACCAAAGCATCAGCCCCAGCCTTCCAGTCGTTCGCAAACCCAACAAGTGCCATAACGAAATCCTCAGCGCGGCACGAACAGCCCGAAACCGTCACAGGTATTTCCACCTGCTCACCATCCCCGCCAATGTTGATTTGTACGGTGATCATTGCTCCACCCCAAACGTCCCAGGCTTGCCGCTGATAAGCTGACCACCAATCGCCACAGGGTACGGAATGTTGGATTGCAACCTGTCCATCGCAATTCGCACCGCTACGTCAAAGTTTGCCGTCCTAAGCGACCCGCGCCAGGGAGTCGTCCCGCTGATAATTTCGCCCATGTACTGCGTTGGAGTCGAGAAATAAGGCCAAGCGTCATAGCAGTCTAGATCGCTCTCAATCCCCGTAATCCGCACCTCAGCGTCTACACCGTCATAGATGTTCTTCAGCGTCACCGACATCGGTGGGTAAAGGTACTGCCCGGAAGCCGTCAGCTTAATCCAAACCGGGGAACCAAACTTCACAAGGCGACGCTTAGGAGTAAGCCGATCAAAGAGCAAATTGACCGCACGGTTCACGCTCGTCTGCGAAGTGATCCCAGGATTCACAATCGCCGCAACCGAGCGATACCCGACCCAGTTAGAAGGCCGCAAACTCGGAAGAGTCGTAGGATCAGCCGCCGCATAATCCACCTTAAAAGCCGCAATCGGCTGATTGTTTTTAGGATTGCGACCAATGACCCGAACCTCGTTGGCCTCCGGTGGCAACTGCTCCTCTTGGAAGTCTTGCCAGAGCCTATGCGCGTAAAACTTAGCCGCATCCCCAGCAGAAAGCCCTTCCGATACCAACTGAGCAACCGCCTGAGCAACCGTTCCCCACAAAGTAAGGACAGGAGTGGAACCCATGCCCGTCGGTGAAAGCACCTTGAACTCCATGCCCCCCGTAGACTTTGGAACCCAGTTATAAAACCAGTTCCCGGCATAGCCCTCAAACACCTTAGCGATCCACTCATTCACCGTATCGCCAGGACGAATAAGCAGCGACCATTCACCGAGCGAGGCAGTCTTGCCAGAGTCGAGCGTAATACTTGGATTCTCAATGTTCATCAGCGCATCCGGTACGCCCGCCTGGCGTAGCAAGAAGCTAATGGAATTAACGAAAGTAAACCCGTCGAGCGCATAAGGAGCGCGGAACTGTGCTTTATCGCCCAAATGCCAGCGGCTCAAACATTCAAAATTAAGCTCATACCCAGCCTCACTTGGCGCACCAGCAACAGAGGGAGGCATTGTCACCCCATCAAAGAGCGTCTGACCGCCCATCTTAGCCCGGATCGGTCTGCACATGTGCCCAAGCGGATCCACCATCCCAGCCGTGGCTACAGGATCAAGCCCAACCGTGCTGACCATCATCTTGGTAGCGTCCGGAGTTTCGCCCACCGAGATGCTGCGCTGAGTCAGAGCGTTGGTAATGTCCGCAATCTCCGCATCATCGGTCAGCCCCCGCTCCTCACGGTAGCCAAAGACCCCACCATAAATAAATGGCGTATAATTCCCGTCCCCGGTCAAATCAAAGCGCGGAGTGGCTGAAATCTTCGTCCCGTTTGGCGCAAACACCGTACCAAAAGCCGTCGTCTCACGAAGCGAAGCCGTAACCCCAGTCGTCCCGGCATAGGCCTCATCCCAGAAAATGTCAGGAGAAAGCAAGGTATCGCCCGAATCCGGAGGCTCAGAGAACCACGCATCAACACCAGCCAGAACACCCGAGGTTGGATAGGTGATCGGCGCAATCTGGATACTCACCGAACGCCCAGCCGCCGTACTCGGAAACTTTGCCCAGAACTTCGTACTTGGAGGCGTAATCTCCGGCGATGTAACCGTGTTCAGTTCCTCAAAATCAAAGGTGAAACCCGTCCCCTGGTCAGGAACTACGATCAGCTCCGACTTGCGACCAGGAATCAGCAGGAGCGATACCCACCGTTGCCCGGTCTGATTCCCCGCCGTAAATCCGCTGATGCTCGCCTGACCCCGGTAAACCCCATCCCGGTAAATCAGAACATTCCCAGTCGAGCTAATCGAAAGCCCAACCCCACCTGCAAGCGTAGCAGTGGAATTCCAGCCGACCTGAATCACTTCGAAGTCTTCCGTTCCCGTGCTAGGGACAAGGTAGGAAACATAGAACCCGCGATTCTTTCCGAACGTCGCGGTGGTGATCATCGTCTCATTTGCCGGGAGGTTCGAGCCGTTGAGATACCAATCCCCAGCAACCTTAGTCTCCGCTTCGCTCCACTTCGTGCTATCCCCAAAAGCAAAGTCAGTCTTTCGCCTGCGAACATAGTTCCCGGTGGTCGTTTTCGCCCATGTAGGTGACCCTTGGTATGGAGCCAGGAAAGCGGTGTACTTAGCGACCTCAATGAATACGTCTGATCCCTTACTGAGCGACCATCCCAGCGTTTTATCCCGCCCCACCCCATCGCTGGAGCCTTGGCAGAGAACAGCGTTCAGAGGCTTCACAATGCGCCCTTGTTCGTGGTCTACCTCAATAACGAAAGGATCATCAAAAGCCATTAAGTGCCTAGCCTTCGCGTTTGCCTCATCACCGGAAACGCCATATCAAGCCCAACCACGCCGATCTGGTGAGCGAGTTTCTCACGGTTAGACTTCCCGCGAATCTCCGTGGCAGTGACCCCAATCCGTGCAAGCTCACCACCACCAAAAGCCGCCTTCTGAATCTCTAAAGCCTGGGCGGTGTTCTTTTCAATCTTGCGTAGGAACTGAGTCGCAGGGTCTTGTGCAGAGTTTTGATCCTCAGTCTTTTGCTTTTCAGTCTCTGCCTTGGCTTTATCCTGTGCTTCCCTGATAGCCTGGAAATTATCAGCGTTTTCTTGCTGAGCCTTTGCAAGAGACCTATCTCCTTCCAGTGCCTTAAGTTTTTCAAGAGCAACAATGCCGACGGGCCCGAGTGTGAGCAAAAGAGCCTTGAGCCAGAACATAATATCCGGCATCGCATCAGCAATCGCCATCGAAAGAACCTCCAGCGTATTGGCAAACTTCATCAGCCCCTCACCCTCACCACCAGCAACGGCCTCAAAGATGCGCCCGATGTTTGCACCGAGCGACTCAAAGTATTTGTTGGAGTTCAGTTGGTCTAGGGTTTTAAGCACCGAGTTTAGCGGGTTCCCAACCCCGGAAGCAAGCCCAGCGCCAAATCCAGCCATCGCAAACTTAAGCGCGCCTGCGATGTTGTCGAGAAGATTCTGCGCACCGCCGGCTGCGGCCGGCATCTTCTCCATCGCCTCAACAAGTGCCTCAAGCGCCATGCCAGACGTCACGCCTAGTTTCTTTAACTCAGCACCATCAGCAGTCCCAAATTTTTCACGGATGATTCGAGAAGCTGGGATACCAGCCTCGTTAAGTTGCATCAATTCCTCACCTTGGAGGAATGGTTTGTTGAGGATCTGCCCAAACGCGAGCATCATGCGCTGGAAACTCTCAATATTCCCGCCAGCAAAAGCGTTCGCGTTCCCAGCCGCCGCAACCGCACGTTGGGAGAAATCAGCATCCGCACCACCGCGCCGAAGCCCCGCATATCCACGCACTGCTTCTTCGTAGCCAATCCCCGGCTGACGAGCAATTCGCTTCAAATCTTCCAGTGCCTGTTTTGCTTTCTTTGCGTTCCCTTCAACCGCAACCAGCCCATTCTCCAAGGACTCAAAAGCCGCGTACTGCCTAAACGCCGCAAAAGCTCCAGCCGCCGCAATCCCAATGCCAGCCAAAGCGACCCCAGCCGCAACACCAGCAAGCCGCATCGCATCCATCACGCCGTTCAGCTTGTTAAAATCGCGCCCCAGCGTATCGTTGAATGACGTCACCATGCCCGCCTCACGCTTGTACTGCGAGGCATCAAGCTTAAACTGGGTTTCTAGTACATCTGTAACGCTCATTTCACTCCTAAATTGATCCCAGCCATGGCAACCTTCTCGTCAAACTCTATCTCCGCAAGTGCCGCTAGGCTGAAAACATAATCGTCTAAATCGTCAAAGTGCTTCAGCACCACATCAGCCGGCGAACCCGCATCCCTTAATCCGCAGAGAAGGAATCGTCTACTGTCACTGAGTTTTTTTTTGCCTCATCAATAAAGTACTGAGTCATCACGCTTTGTACGGTCTTCTGACCCTGTTCCCACTGGAATTTAAGTAAGACGAACGCTTCGCCGAGACGCAAAAGACGCATGGCATCTTGAAGCGAAAACTCTTCTTCTGGTTCGGATCTGAGAAACGTCGCATGGATCAAATGAACCGCCGCTAGTTGTTCGGAAATCGCCTCGTTATCGCCAGTGATTCCAAGCTCTCGAGCCTTCCCCAAAACAAGCGCGGCCTTCGAGTAACCGTTTGCCTTCTTAGCCGCCGCCTGGCGTTCGTTGACGTCCTTGAACCCACGGAACCAAAGCGTCATCTTCCCATTTGGCAACGACGCCACCGGAAGCTCGACCGAGAACTCCTCTTCTGCCTTGTAATCCTTCTCCAAGGTATCAAGCAGCCCCATTATTCGCCCTCTTCTTCTTCGTCTTGTGGTGCAGGTGCAGGCTCAGTTATTAAGTCTTCCTTTACAACTGGCGCCGGCATGGAATGGGCAGGAAATCCACCCTCTTTTGTCTTTTTTCCTTCTTCGCTTTTCATGTTATGTACTCGCAGTAAATGTTGGTGCGCCAGCCAGAGCAAGAACCCCGCTGATCGTCTGAATGTCTGAATCGTTCACAGTGACCGTCAAACTTTGGACTCTTGCATCGGTGATCGTAATGATCCCAGCCCCGGTGTCATGGACTAAATCCATAATCGAGTCTCCAAAAGTTCCAGAAATGGCTTTGTTAATTAAAGCCGTGGCACCAGTCGTGACCGCGCCCGTAATAACCGGAGTGCCAGTCCAGCGATAGGTGTGAGGAACCATCATAATCGAACCCCGTTGGAACCCAATCCCAACCGACGCCAGGACAGCATTACCGCTGATAGCCTGACCCGATCCCAGGTCTACACTCATTGCCTTCACCCGGTCAGCAGCCGTTACGCTCAGCATATCAACGACCTGGTCATACTGAAGCTCAGCAACAGGAACCTGAGCGTCAACAGTTAGCTCCAAAGCCGACCCGCCGACGTAGTTTGCAAACGTAAACTCATCGCGACCACCCGAGCCGTCAGCCGTGGAATTGGTCAAAGACAAAGTAAAGCTCTTCCAGTGGTCGAGGAAATTGTAGCTGCCGGCCGTTAAAGCCGTCACACTCAAATTGCTTCGCGGGATGTAGTCCGCGGGAGTAGCTCCAGAAGTTGTGTTCTGAATCGTAAAATTCAAAGTGCCGCTTCGCTTAGTTTGCACCTGCACTTCGTACCGAGAAGCACCGCGAGCGTCAACAAGTGTATTCGTTAGCTGTAAATCATCAGACCTAATTTGCGCGATCAAGTCAAGAGACTCAATCGTAAAGGACTTGGTGCTTAAATCGGTGCGTCGTGCGCTCATACAAAGCTAAACACCTAGAACCCTTGACGCTTCAAAGCCTCACGAATCCCACGGTTCCTAGCCCGCCAATACCGCTCAATTCGTCCCAAAGAACCGCCCATCTTGCGACCACCAAACACACCGCGCCGAATCATGCCGCCTTTGCCGTTTTTGCCCTTTGTTCCATCCGGCGAAAGCTGGTACTTGGCATAAGGAGCCGAAGATCCCAGATACCAATTACCCGGAGTCCGTTCCGTGAGGTAGATCGAACGTCTAAGCGTTCCGCTCTGCCAGTTGATCGGGTTAGGCGCCAAACTCGCGCGTCCGCGTCTATCCCCCCTCTGCCCGCGCCCTGCACTTCCAGCCGATCCACCGCGCCCGTATGGGTGACCCATCTTACGGAGTGCATCCGTCTTAACTGAACCGCTCATCTCCTTGTGCAAGTCGCGCCGTGCCTGCTGAACGCTCTTTAAAACAAGCTCCCGGTGAGTCCCGTTCATCTTGGCAAACGCCTTGATATGAGCCTGGAAAAGCGAAGCAGAAGAAAGGTGCTTCCTAGCCACGCGCCCTCTGCACCACGAAACTTACGACCATCTCAACAACCGTTCGCCGTTGACCCGAACCGTCCATCTCCCCGGTAATCTCGTCAAGCCCGACTTCTTCCACGAGCGGCATCATCCCCAGAGTGCCAAACGTCGCGTTGGTTTCAATCGCAAAGCAAAGCGCATCAACCTGATCAAATACAAGATCAATCGGTCGCTGGGTACTCGCAGTGATCGCAAACTCCCCGCGAACGGTGACGGTGAAAATTCCTGCTGGTTTTCTACCCGTCCCATACTCGCTGTTCCTATCCGTGGTGATCCGCTGTGGAGCGATGATCGCGTGAGGAATGTTGATCTCGAGTCCTGGCGAACCCATGTACACGTTCGCTTCGCTCAGCCCCCACTCAGCAACAACCGCATCGTGCAGCTCATCCAAAATCGGCCTGTAATGATCAGAAAATGCCATCTTATAAAATCTCCGAGAGAATCACGTTGCAATTAGAAGCGATTGGTACAACGTTGAAAGTAAATGGTGGACGCATAATCCGAAATGAGCGCGAACTAAACTCCACCACCCCGCCCATAACGTAGAGCGAAGCAGACGCCGGAGTGGTCAGGAGCAGGAACGGACGATCAATATCCACCCCCGTAAGTTCGTAAGCCGCAGTCGTTGTCATGGGCGTTATCTGCACCGTGTCCGCAGTCCCAGCCGAGAACGTTTGACCGCCATGCCCTTCCCCACCCACGATAGAGTTGGAGACTGGCAACTTGACCGTCACCGCCAAACTCAGAATCATAGAATCACCATGCGCTTGTACTTGGCAACCACAGCGTTGAATCGCTCCTCAGCGGCTCTTGCTTTGCCACCCAGCCCTTCAACAAGCTCCGAGCCTGACGCGCCGTAGGTTAGCTCAACCGGACCTTGTTTGACCTTCTCGTAATTGCCACCAGCCGCGTTTGCCTGATAGTTGTAGATCGTAACCGCCGCCTTCAGCAGGATCGCCTCAAACACGTCCTCAGGAATCGTCGTGCTGTATCCCTTGCGACCAGTCACGCTGAAATCCTTGATCCCAAACGAGCGAGGACCACGGAAGCGCACCATGTCATAAGGTCCAGCTTCAGGGAGCAAGAAGTAATCCTGGTCTACCACCAATTCAGTACCCGCATCGCTCGGAGTAACGTTTGCTTTTAATGAAGTCAGCGTGAAATACGTCGTTGGCAAATAAAGCGCATCACCGCTCTCATGGGCTGAACTAAAGATCGTGGTGCTTGCGTTCGCGTCTGCCTTGAAAGGCTTGATCCCGGTGAGCCTCTCGAAATCTTCAACCGCCGAATCGAGCATGGATTGGTAGCCGCTGGAAATCACCGTCGGCAAAGTAGGTGAGCCGAGGTATCCAGTGAGTTCGGAGGTCGTAGGGTAGTTTGCTCGCGGCATATAAAACTAAACACCCCCCTATCGCTAGGGAGGTGCTTTTGATCCTGCTATTGCCGCAATTAAGCGACGTAGACAGAAGCCGCAACAGTTGCTGTTGGGTGAGTTGGAGCGCTAAGCCGACCATCTCCAGCAAATGCAGTCACAGCGTCAAGTACGACGTTGGCAACGGTTCGAGCCGAGACAAGCCGCACGTATCGGTACGGCGACGCCGGACGCGCAACACCAATGAGCGCGATCTTGTTGGAGTTAGCCGAGCCAACGACAGTCGTAGTAGCACCCGTGAGGGCAGTCCATCCAGTAGAGCCGTTTGCCGATCCTTCCACAGTGAAGATCACCTGACCGGAGCCAGTGATCGCGCCAATGTGAGCAGAAAAGACCACGGAAGCAAAGTCCAGAAGGTCAACAGCCGCAGAGTTTACGGTCGTAGTTCCAGCCGCAAGAGTGAACGTGGAAGCCGCTGTACCATCAGGAGCAACACGTTCGATTCGATAGTTAGATGTTAGGTTCATTGTTTTTCCTTAGATGCATCGGAGCGTTCTGAACGCCGCTGGTTGTGCCGGTGCGCCGCCGATTCGGTAGCGCAGAGTGAACAAGGTTCGGTTGGAAGTGTAGTTCACTTCTTGCTGAACCTTAATGGTCATCACACCGCGTCGAGCAAGCACGTATTGGGACAGATCACCGAAGATCACAGGCAACGCGCCATCAGCCAAGTTCGGCATATGAGCGGAGTAAGCAATCGGGTAACCGTTCAAAGTGTCAGGCTGAGCATCAGTGATACCGTTGTTGACACCGCCACGCCGGAAGATCGGCTGACCGTCTGAACCTTGCAGAGTGATCGCAGCCTTTCCAGCCGATTGTCGGTTCATGACAAAAGTACCGTTGGATGCGTATTGCTCAGGAAGCTCCATTGTGACTCCCACCAGGTCTTGCCAGGAGAAGGAGTCGTTGACAGTTGTGGCAACGTTGGTGATACCGTTAGCGAAGCCAGTTGCAGAAGCAGTGACCAAGCCGAGCGGTCCGAGGTTTCCACCGAGACCGTTTGCAATCAAGCCATCAATGTTCACAGCCGCCATTTCCATCAAGTTCGTGGTGATCCAAGAACCGAAGTTCACTGTATCTTCCAAGAAGTCGTTGGTAACAGGCAGGGTCGCCATGTACGTGTGAATGTTGATCACAGTCTCACCGAATACCGGCTCAGGGTTCACGTTTGCCGCAGTAGCTGAGGCAGGTTGCTCACCCGTGAGGATCGGACGCATACCGGAGGTATACAGATCGTCGGCGGTGTACCGGATCGTCGGGTACTTGATCTGGTTGCTTGCGGCTTGGAAGTTGGTCACCAAGTTCTGCAACCGGTACGGAGCCACCTTTCGCTGGATCGGGTCAGTCATAAACTGAGGAGGAACGAAGAATCCACCTTCAGTATCAACCATTTCGTTGACGACCTTAAGAGTCTGGGTATCGCTTGGCTTACCCTTGGTCATGAAGAAGTCAACAAATGCCTTGACGTGTTCGTCAGTACCATAGATTCGAGCTTGCTTCTCGGTCATCTCTGGACGGTCGTCAAAGGTCAAACCCTTGCTCGAAAGAACAGCAGATTCAGCCTTTGCAGTGGTATCAAGAGCATTGACGCCCTTACCAGCCGCCAGGTCAGCCTGTGCCTTTTCAGCCGCAACGGCAGCTTCCATTTGAGCCTTGAGGGAAGTCAGTTCGTCGGTCATAGCCTTCAGTGCGGTCACTTCTTCCGAGGAAGCCGTGCCAGCCTGAGCCTTCACAATGATTGGCTCCATTTTGGAGCGCAGTTCAGTTTCTTTTTGAGTGAAATTCATAGCGTTACGAAAGTGCAAGGACAGCCTCAGCGACAGCCGCAAGTGCTAATTGAGCATCAGCGTCAGGTGCTTCGGGTTCTTGCTTTTGGTCGTTGTCCGCAATAAAGCCGTCAATCTCTTCACGCATCTGCTTGAGCAGCTCAAGATTCTCAGGAGAGAACGCACCGCCTTTGGATTTGCGAAGTTCAGCGACTTCTTTGGATCTGGTAACAAGTTTCGACACGGCCTCACGAACCGAACCGAGTTCATCAGCAAACGGCGCTCCAGACGCCTTAACTGAAACTGTGGACGTGGCAGGGTTGGAGCCACGCAAAACCGGGGACACTTCGACTAGATCGGTCGCAGTCACCCAGTAATCTTCACCCTCAATCTCGCGCCCCTTTTCGTAGTAGCCGACAGACCACTCATCAAGGACGCCATCCCGAATCAGCGCAAAAGTCTCCTTTGCCTTCTGGACATCCATCGAGAATTGGCACTTCACAAAAAGACCGCCAAATTCGCGGATAGATTCAGGCAGGGAAGGATCACCAGCAGGAATCTCCCTAGCTTCAACGACCTTGCCAACGAGTTCGCTCCAGTTGTGGAAATAGGCAACCTTGGGCATCTTCTTCGCTAGGGATTCGCCGTAGCAACCATAGCGCATCCGCTCTCCGTGAGAGTCCTTCAGGTTGTAGACCGAGACAAACGCCTCAACCATGCCTTCTTCATTGGCAGACTTGAGGACGGTCAAACAGTTCTTTCGCACCAGGCTTTCGCTCATGTCTAGACTAAACACCTAGGGGGCAATAACTTTTTTCAAAAAAAATCCTAATTCCCCTTGTTTATTGTTCCAGGCATGGTATAATAATAACGTAACCGCAAGGGACACACAAGGTAAAACAAAATGCAAAGCACATCCACAATTAAGCTCGGAACCTTCACAACACGAAACGGCGAACGACGAATCTACGTCAACGGAACCACTCGTGAGAAAATCTATTACACAACCGGAACCGGATACCTCGAATCCAGTCGTCTTCCTGGCTTCTACAAAAACAGTGACGCGCTTAGAGTCCAGCCAAACACAAGCTCAGTTTCAACTCGCCGAACGAAAGACAATGAAGCATTCAACTTAGCCGCCGATTTCATCCTTGAAACATTTGGCGAAAACGTCACTTTTGACCAAGTCTGGAACTCAATCTAAAACCAAGCAGGGAAATCACAATGACAACCATGAAAATTAAACTCGACAATGACGGACGGAAACTTTTTTTCCAGAAGTGGGAAGGATCAAAGGGGTTTGGGCGCATAAAAGGCGCGGCAAAGGGCAACCGCCGCGCCGAAGTAAAGCCACGCGGGCAAAAAACTTACAGCGTGGTTGCGACAGGAAGCGGCGCAGAGTGCAAAGCTGCTCTTGAAGTTTGGTTTGGGGAGGTTCTATGATCCACTTCACAAAAAATACTGGGCAATTTCACCCCAGCATCGCATATGTCGCAAACATCGAACCAACCGATTCCCGTTACCGTGGAGCGGGGTTGGTCGAACTCAAATTTGAAAACGGCAAGCCTGTCGATTTTCAGTATGTAAACAAAAACCTCAAGTTTGATTTTGAATCCGAAACTTGGATCGGTTATCAAGACATAGACGGGGTTTTCCATGACTCAGATTTTGACGGCGACGCAACACCTGCTGAGTTTGAAGAACTGTTCCCAGGACTTCACGCCGCCATCGCTGGATCAATGCAACTTTCTGTGGATCATGGAACCGGAACCGCATCGCTTTTGAACATCACTGGTGACCACGCTTGACCACCGCCGAAGCCGCCGTAAAGTGGGGAATTAGCCGAAGAAGAATAAATACCCTCTGTAAAGAGGGTCGAATCCCAGGCGCAACTCTTCACGATTTTGGGCCAATCAAAGCCTGGATCATCCCCGAAGATTTTGTCTACGAGCGCAAAACAGAGTGGAAAAGAGGTCGAAAAAAGAAAACCTAGTCGTCAAATGGATCGAAACCGAGCTTGCCGTCCGAGCGCACGATGCGGCACTGGCAGTTGTGCCGGCAATCCGTGGAGCAATCGCCTGGAAAAGAAGGAAGCTCACCAGGGAGCCACGGGTTCAGGGATTCGTACTCTATGCAGTCCTGGCACGATTCCAGCGCAGAGCGATCCCAAGTGAATTCAACGTCAAGCCCCTGCTCTTCAGTCCCAAGCACAAATGCCTCGTTGGCAGTCCCGCGAACCCGCGTACCATAAGCCCGCGCTCGTTCCTTGAGCAATCCATCAGCCCATTCTTCCCCGTCAAAATAGCGACCGGACACGAAATCATCGCGCCAATTCGCAATGAAAAAGGAATCAAAGTCAGCCGCGACCCGCCCCGCTTGCTGATCGGCTGAGTTGAAGGCATCGGTCATCCCCGAACGCTTCCGACCAATAAACCAAGCCTTAGAGTGAGCATCTTCGATCAAAAGGTACGCATCGTCCGCGAACTGCTGAGGATCAATCGCGCCAGACTTAACCTGCTCAACAAGCCCCATAAGATCGCCCTTTAATGCCCGGTAAATCTGGGTCAAGGTCTCCTCAACATCAAAGCCGCTGGGTAATGCCTTGTCTACATTGTCACGGTACGCCTTGGAGCGCGGTCTATGCCCAAGCGTGGTTATAAGCACCGCCTGGTCAGGAGGCAATCCACCGTCCATCCGAATCTCACACATCAGATCGCCCTTGCTTCTTTGCCAGACTTTCAGCGAACCGAGCCTTTGCAAGAGTCAGACTGGCCGCAGAACTCAAATCCTGGTAAAACCCGTCCACAGGAGCAGGTTCAAAGTCGAGCGCAGTCCGAGCTTCGTTCAGCATCACAATCCCACCCTGGTACAAAAGCGTGTACCTGGCTTCCAATTCTGCACGGTCAATTTGTAACGCCTCAACACCACGCCTATCATAGCCCAAATAGAGCGCAGAATCGTCAGTAAAAATACGTAAAAACTGGTCAGTAAATTGACTTGCGATAATGTCAGTCACCGGAATGAGGAACTGGTTCCAAGCAAGCCGGATCATCTGGGTCAAATTGTTATATGTGCTTGTTTCCTGACCCGATGCGAGCTGCAACACCGCAGGAGGAACGCCAAACGCCGCACAGATTCGTTGCTCTGGGATGTTGCGAACCTTTTCCAGGATCATGTCCTTTGGATTGGATCTGATCTCCTGAATCTTGAGCTTCGTGCTTGATACCAGCGTTTTGCCCCGGTTGCTTCCGGTCGTTGCACTCTTCCAAGCCGCAGTAATCGCCTTGACCGCATCCTCGTCAAAGTTTGCGGACTCATCATCGCTGGAAATGATGGAGCCAACGACACCGAAGTTTGAAAGCACAGCGCGGAGATACTCGCTTGCCTCCTGGTCGGTCAGCACCTCGCGAAGGCAGGCCTTGAGTGGTGAGTATCCGCGTCTGGAATCTTCAGGATCAATACCATAACGCAGAATGATTAAATCCTGCTCGTCAAAGTACGTCGTTTCGCCGCTTGGTGCTACATACTGAACCTTGCCACCCTGGAACGTGCAGTAATAATGGTACAGGTACTGAAGCCCTACCACGCGGTTCCTAGCATCGCGCACAGGGTAGAAAAATGCCGTGCCTTCGGTGATGAGGGACATCCACATCCCGAACATTGCGTTGCGGCTGGAGATACCTTGCACCGGAGCGGTGATTGCCTCAAGCACCAACGGAAGTTTTACAATCTCGTCCTGGTCGGTCGCATCATCCTTCTTGAACACCGCAAGTGGAGCCGCCGAAGACTGAACCCATGCCCAGTTAATCAGCGACATCACCACGGAATTAAGGTGCAATGGCTCCTTCTGCGGGTCGAGCGAGCGCAAAACAGGAACCTGAAGCATACCGACGCTAGAGCGTGGCGCAGTAGACAGGAAGAACTGCTTAACCCGCTGGGATAGATTCATAACTAGGCTAAACACCTACACCGCTACCGAAATGCGTTTTTTGGCTGCCAAGTAGTTGAACCCACCAGCGAGCGTATCAACCTGGTCATCATGGCGACCACGCGGAAACGTCCGCAGCTCTTCAACGAATTCGGTATTCCAATGCGCTCGAGCAATGACGATATTCTCACCCGCGATCTGAGACGCGACGGGTTCAGCCCGAACCTCTTTGCTACCCGTTTCCCGTTCGTCATAAACCGGATAGCCAGCGAGCATCCGTTTCATCGCGTTGATTTGAGCATCACCAGCAGAACCGGGATCGTTTGGAAATACCTGCCTTACCACCCTTCCATCCCTGCTCACGGTTTGCAGAATCACCTGGTCACGCTCGAATACGTTCCATCGACCGCGCACTACATCGGTCACATAGAACCGCCCATCTCGGCACGGCCCTTCGATCAAGAGGCCGACGGTATAGTCCCCTTCCGGTGAGCTTGCCAAGTCCCAACGTCTTACCTTTGGTAGATTGATTGGCACTTCGTCATGGTTGCAGTAGACTAGCGAACCGACCTTGAACAGCGTTCCTTCCCGTGGGCTTGGGTTGCCCTGGTACATCGCCTCAAATGAATAAGGATTCTGGAGCTTGCGTTCTTCTAATTGCTCCAATGTCACTCGGTCTGGGCATAACGCCTCACCAGGAGCGCGACCAAGAATATCGTTTTCCAGCGCGATAGCAGGAAGGTTCAGCAATGTCCATCGTTGGTTACCCGGAGCGTTGCGGATGCGTCCGTGCAGCCCGTCTTGGTGCCACTCCGTGCCGATGAGTACCTGGTGCGCCATGTTCCGAGCTACCCAAACGTCCGTGTACCATTCCCAGAGCGATTCCCTGGCATTGAGGCTCTCCGCCTGGTCGCGGTCTTTGATCGGGTCATCCAAAATACCAATGTCTACCGGAAACGACGTAAACGCACCACCGACACCAGTCGCGCGAACCTTAGAACCGTCGTCCAGTTCCCATTCCTGAACGCTCTTAAGGTCGCCAGTAAACTCAGCCCCAACGCCTTCCATGATGCGCCGAATCGAGCGCGAGATGCGGAGGCTAGGCGTTTCCGAGTAGGACGCAATCCCCACGCGGGTTTCTTTGCGCTGGTTAAGCAGAAACGCACCAAACCCGATGGATGCGACCTGAGTCTTGCCATGCTGCGGAGGGCAGGAGATCATCAGGTTCTCAATCTCACCATCAGCTAACGCCTGGAGATGATCGATGATGAGCTTGGTATGCGGCCAGTCCCAGCGCAGGTTAGGCATCGCGTGAGGAAGGAAGCGGCTTAGATCGCGCCGCCTAATTTCCGCTTGAATTTGAGCTAGGGATACTGGCTTTCGCATGAAGTGCCTCCATTTGTGCCAAATCATCGGAAGAAAGCTTGGTCAGGTCTAAGTCCTCGTGTCGTTGCGATACTTCAACGCGAGTCTTCTCCGACCAACCTGCACGGCACTTCATCCAAAACATAGCCGCCGCCACGTTGTTCGTTGTGGCTTGGCGAAATAGGAATTCTGCAACCTTTGCAGTGGCTTCGATTGATCCCTTCTCTAACTGCTCGCTGTAATGCTTGCGGAGCGTCTTTGGATCAATGCCAATAACCTTCGCGATGTCATCCTGCGGGATACCGTATGCAGACATAGCGCGAACGGTGGCAATTTGCGCGTCGGTTGGTTCATGCGGAGGATTTGCCATGATCTTTTAATGCCTCATCAAAGGTAACGCCGTCCGATTCCCTGACCGCCTGCTTCCCTGTAAAGTTTTGCCAACGCTTTATGGCCATATCAACATAAGGCGGGTTTAATTCAACGGCATAGCAAGCCCTTCCTTCCATTTCGCAAGCAATGATGGTTGTTCCAGATCCGCTAAATGGCTCATAAACCGCCTGCCCAGGACTGGAATTATTGCGAATAGGGCGAGCCATGCATTCTACAGGCTTCTGGGTGCTATGCCCAGTTTCTGACTTGATGTGTTCTATAAACCACACTGTGCTTTGCTTTCTCCCACCTTCCCAATTAGCGGTTTTACCATCCTTCACTACATAAGCCGCTGATTCATGATCATCTACGAATCTCCACCCATCATCCAGATCACCTTCTTTGGTTGCGTAAAAAGACGGCTCATGTTGCCAGTGGTAATTACCCCTCCCTATTGCAAATCGCGTTTTAACCCAGATAATTTGAGCGCGAACTTTAAACTTAACAGAGGCAAGAGATTCGGACACAGTTTGAGCGTGTAGCGCACCATGCCAAATGTAAGCAACGTTTCCCGGGAATAATGCCCACGCCTCTCTCCAATCAGCCCTGTCATCATTTAAAACTTTTCCGTGCGCCCCTGCATCCTGCAATCCGGCCTTGGTTCGCCAGTCTGCTTCATACTTCACGCCGTAAGGAGGATCAGTTACCATCAAATGCGGTTTAACGCCTGCAAGCACTGAATCCACCACCAGTGCGTCCGTGCAGTCCCCGCAAGCGATCCTGTGCGCACCCAAGACCCATACGTCTCCAATGACAGAAACTGAATCTTCATCCGCTTCAGGCAATTCATCAGGATCAGTAAGCCCGGTTGTTTTTTCCGCAAAGAGGTCTGCTAATTCAAGGCTGCTAAAGCCAGTGAGGGATAGATCAAAGTCGTCAGACTTTAACGCGCCGAGTTCCGATTTCAAAAGCCCTAAGTCCCAGCCAGCGTTCAGAGCCAGCTTATTGTCTGCGATCACATAAGCCCTTTTCTGCGCTTCCGTAAGCCCTGCCAGCGTAATCGTCGGAACTTCATTTATGCCAAGCAGTTGAGCCGCCGCAAGTCGCCCGTGGCCAGCAATGATCATGCCGTTCTCGTCAACCAGGATCGGGTTCGTAAAGCCAAACTCGGTAATAGAATCCGCGATCTGCTTGATCTGCTCGGTGGAGTGCGTTCGGCTATTTGCCGCGTAACCCGTCAAGCGGGATAGCTTTTCTTTTTTGTAGGGCGGGAAGTTTGGTTCACTCATAAAATAGGAGGAAGGGTGTTCAAGACCGGTGAAATTACATAAAACCGTGTTCGGAATTCTCTTCCGACTCTATTCCCAGGTATTCGTGAAAGTCTAGTCAGCGTCGATCGTGCCTTTGCTGGCAACGAAGACGACCCAATCAGAAGCCGCGTCTGCAACCTTGCGGTAAAGCACATCAGCCTCTTCTCGGTCAGCGGCATCAAGGCCAGACGCGGAATATAGCTTGTCCCGTTGGCTCTTTGGAATCGTAAGCGCACGCTCTACAAAAGCGTGTGCCTGTGCCGGGACTGTGGAAAGTGCAAGCCGGGCTGTGGCGATCAGTTGAGAAAAGTTGAACATCACCGCTCTAAACACCTAGCGAGAATGCGACGGGCTCTTTGCGATTCGGCTTGCCTTAAGTTCTCCCACGTCGGTTCGCAATTCCTTCACTTCGTGCGCGAGTTCTTCCACGCTTTGCGAGTTCCGATCTACCGAGCCTGAAAGCGTTTCAATAGTCTTGGTAAAAATCTTCTGGCTATCTTTGAGCATCATCACCACGGTTCGCACTAAGAAAACGCACGCGCCAATAATCGTGGCAAGGACTGCGACAATATCACCCTGAATTGGAGTCATCTTTTTGCCTTCTTAAACGCTGGGAGTAAGTTCGTCCAGAAACGAATTCGTGCATCGCGTGAAATCAGGTAAGCCTGATCCTGCGGGTTAGTGATGAACCCAAGCTCAACAAGTGTTG